GATGAAGATATATTTGACACTATTGATTTAAGTATTAGAGAAAAAGATATACAGAATAGAGTAGTGCTTATACTTAATCCTGTAACTAAAGAACATTGGATTTATAAAAGGTTTTTTGAAGAAAAAGGTGTAGAAGCAGGTTTTAATGGTGTCAGAGGCAATGTATGTTACATACACTCTACATACTTAGACAATAAAGAAAATCTCTCACAGAGCTTCCTAGAGCGTATTAAGACTATAAAGCATAACAACTTTAAAAAGTATAAGCATAAGATATTAGGTGGTTGGTTAGACAAAGCAGAAGGAGTAGTATTTGACAATTGGAGTATAGGAGATTTTAATCCTGAAGGCTTACAAACTTCTTGTGGTATGGACTTTGGCTTTAGTGTTGATCCTGATAGTTTAACTGAAGTGGCTATTGACAAAAAGAAACAAAGGATATATTTAAAAGAGCATATATATCGTAATGGATTAAAGTCGCAAGAACTAGCACAAATAATATTAGACAAAGTAGATAATAAGTTAATCATAGCAGATAGTGCTGAACCAAGACTTATAGCAGACTTAAAGCATTTAGGCGTTAATATCAAGCCTGTAAAAAAAGGAACTATTGAAAGTGGAATAACTCGTATGCAAGACTATCACTTAGTAATAACACCTGAATCAACTAACATAGCTAAAGAGCTAAATAATTATTCTTATCAAGACAAAGGCTCTAAATTATATATTGACAATTATAATCACGCTATTGATGGAATAAGATATAATGTTATTTATCACTTAGACAATCCTAATGCAGGTAAGTATTTTGTGCAATAGAAAAACCCCCCACTGAGAGAACGACAAAAGAAAAGAAGCATATTGTGGGGGGAGTATAAAACTAAAATGAGTTGCAAATATATAACAATAAACTAAAAAACAACAATTTCTATTATATAATATATGAAGGTTAAAATTAAGAAGGAAGGCAAGGTTAAAGAGTTTGATTTAATTAAAAGCTGGGAAGATGTAACTTTAGAAACTTGGTTAAAGTTAATACATTTTCATAAAGGAACAAAGAGTGAAGAAGCAGAAGAAACAATTGCAGCTTTATCAAATATTCCTAAAGATTTAATCAAAAGATTGGAGCTAAAAGATGTTGCCGCTATAATGAGTGCAATAGCTGAAGCACAAGAGAATCAGAATAGTTCTTTAAAAAGAATAATACAAGTAGATGGCAAGAGATATGGATTCCATCCTGATCTTGATAGTATAACGCTTGGGGAGTGGGCAGATATTGAAACATTTATAAACCAAAATATAGAAGAAAATCTACCTGAAATAATGGCGGTTTTATATAGACCAATTGTAGATGAAACAGATAGTGGTATTTATACTATTGATGCGTATGATGGCAATATAGCAATACGAGCCGAACAGATGCGAAAGATGTCAGCTGAACAAGTGCAAAGTGCATTGGTTTTTTTTTATCTTTTCGTAAATCTATTATGTCTGACTTCGGCATCATTTTTGATACTCAAGCAGAAGGAAATGAAGAAGCAATAGCTACTGAAAGCTTTGCTGAAAAATGGGGATATTTTGGATTATTTTATAGATTATGTAATTCAGATATTTCAAAGTTAGAACAAATAACAAGGCTTAACGTAGTTGAAGCGTTTACTTGGTTAAGTTATGAAACAGATTTAAACTCGCAAAATAAAGTAAAATATGGCAGTAAACAATAAAACATATAATAACGTAATAGATACTCTTTGTAGGCTTGGGCAATATCATCAACAAATAACTACAGTTTCTGTTGGAGATATATTTGACATTAACATAGAAAAGATGGAAAAGATGCCTCTACTACATATAAACCCTTTAAACGTAACAACAGGAGATGCAGAGTTAGTGTATAACTTCCAGCTGTTTATTTGTGATTTAGTAAGTGAAAAAGAAAATTGGCAGACCTATCAAGCAAAGGAGCTAACTAAATTACTTGATCCTAAAAACAATGAGCAGCAGGTATGGAATCAAACACTGCAAATTTGCACTGACTTTATAAGCTTATTAAGGCATAGCTCTAGGCAATCATTAGCAGGAGTTAATGATATTAATTTCCCTTTATACTTCACGCAGGATCAATTTACAATAGAGCCATTCAGTGAAAGATTTGATAATCTGCTTTGTGGCTGGACGTTTAACATAGGTATAAAAGTTATGAATGACTTTACTACGTGTGCAAATGAAGATGGTGATTTAATACCTGTAACAGATTTAGGAGCTGGATATTAATGTTTAAGTTTAAGATATGGAAAATAGAGATACAATTAATACCACCAAAAATAACAATCAAGCTATGAGTTATGATGATGTAATAGAAAAGCTAGAAGCTATAAGTATAAAGTTAAAGTCTTACACAGACTATCCTGAATCAGCTAGTAATAATGCTAAGAAAGCTATTAAGTATAAAGAAGAAAATGGTAGTAGTTGTGGCACAAGAGTAGGCTGGACTAGAGCAAGACAATTAGCAGACAAAAAACCTATTAGTAGGGATACAATAGCAAGAATGGCATCATTTAAAAGACATCAACAACACAAAGATGTTCCTTACTCAGAAGGATGTGGCGGTATTATGTGGGATGCTTGGGGTGGTTCTAGTGGTGTAAATTGGGCAATAAATAAATTAAAACAAATAGATAAAAAATAAAATTATGGCAGCAGACTTAACAGTAACAATTTCCGAAAGTGTAACCATTAATGGTGCATTGAGAGGATCAACAAACAATTTAACAACAACAAACATAGTAGATACTTTTGAAAGGATATTGACTTGTTCACATTCACAAACAACTACAATAGCTCTTTTTGGTTCTACACCGCACTCAGCAGCAGGAGCATTAGACGTAGAAAATTGTAAGTATTTAAGAATCACAAACCTAAGCACAACAGAAGATATGAAATTAGCTTTAGTAACTTCAGGCACTAATTACCAAGTTACAGTAAGAGCAGGTGGCTCTCATATTTTGTTTCAAGCTGAAGAAGGAGTTATTGGCGAAGCTGACGCAACTCCAGCTTTTGGAACTCTTGCAGACATAGTAACTGTGCAAGTTAGACCTTCAGGAAGTGCAGACTTACAAGTTGAAATATTTGCAGCAATGGTATAATGAAAACTGAAAACTTAGAAAGGTATTTAAATAGTTTTGCTAAACAAGTTGTAAAAGAATCTAAAGATATTTTACGAACTAAAAAAGGCAGCACTTCTTTAGCTGATTCAATTAGAGCAGTTGTTAGTGATGATTCTAATGGATTTAGCGTAAAGTTTTATATGGCAGACTATGGAACTTTTGTTGATAAAGGGGTTTCAGGAAATCAGAATCCAATATCTTATTCTGATGGAACTAAAACAAAATCAAGTCCTTACAAATACACAACAAAAGGACCTCCAATTGACATACTTTCTAAGTGGATAAAAAAGAAGGGAATACAGCCAAAAGGATTAGGTCGGGGGCGTTCAAAAAAGACAGGTCAATTTATCTCGGGGTTTGCTTATTTAATAAGTAGAAAAATAAAGAGAGAAGGAATTAAAAGCCTTAGCTTCTTTTCAAGACCTTTAGGGATTAACTATAAAGATTTAAAAAACAATCTTTTAAAAAAATATTCCAAAGACATACAAACATATTTAACAACATTTACAAAATAAAATAATATGGCAGTAACAGTAATAGAACAAGCACCAATAGTATTAAGCAACCCGCAACCTGTTGGGCAAGACTTTATTTTTGTAGTTTCAAACTCAACGGCAGTAGCAAATGAAAAGAGAGTTAAATTTATAGCTCAAATTCACGTTAGCGATACAACACCACCAAATCCAAATACAACTACACATTTAAAAGGAACGTTTAAAACAACGCCTAATAACGCAGGAGTTGGAATGTTTAATGTAAGGAATATTATAGAGAATTATGTTAAGGCAGATAATATGGCGGCAGAAGATAGTGAGTATAAGGGAGTTGCTACAGATGCTCAAAATCCACATCCTTTACACTTAATAGATGATTATTCAAAAGGAGATAATATTGCTAGGTGGTTGCAAGTTCGTTTTTCTGTTGAATATTTAGATGCTGATACAGCTTCTTCTTCTTTTAATAAAGTAGTAGAAGATGTAACTACTAGAGAGGATAGCAACCTTTTGCAATATTTTAACGCTTACTTAAAATATACAGATAAGTTATTCAAGGTAGGAAATAATTTCTCTTTTGATATTTCTCCCTATTGGTTGTTTGACAATACAAAAAAATTCTTATCTAATGCACCAACAGAGCAATACGCTAATATAGATGATTATGGAACTTTGGGTTTTATTCCAAATGTTTTAGGAACAGGGCAGATAGATAAAATATATATGTTAGTTGAAGATAATACGGGTGCAGGAGTTGTTTCTTTATTTTCTATTTTTAACGCTGCCAATGGTGCTACTTCAGTTACAAGTTCTTTTATAAACACTAAGCTTTTGTATGTAGGATGTTTTCCTGGAAACTTGCAAAACAGAGGTGATGCTTCTTTTCAAGCTGCTATAGCCAACGGAAGTATTTATGGTGGTAAAATTAAAGTAGTTGCAAGAGACTCAGGTGGTAATGATATATCTCAAACTTATACAATAAACATTAATTGTCTTGATAAATTAGGCTATGAGCCTATAAGACTTTGTTGGCTAAATCAGTGGGGTGCTTGGGATTATTATACCTTTACTAAGAAATCAACTAAAACAATATCTACACAGGGTTCAACTTATACTCAGTTAGAAGGAACATGGAATGAGAGTTATTATAGAACTGATACTTTTAAAGGTGGTAAAAAATCTTTCAGAGTTAATGCAACTGAAAAAATAAAAATAAACACAGATTTTGTTAGCGAAATAGATAACGTAATGTTTGAAGAACTTACAAATAGTCCTGAAGTTTATATACTAGAGGGGTTTCAAGATGATCCTGGGGGTGTTGGCGGAACAGGAACAGGTTTGTTAAATAACTATGTTACTCCTGTTAGATTATTGACTACAAGCCTTACAAAGAAAACGCTTGGCAACGACAAGCTAATACAATACACATTTGAAGTTGAAAAAACTAAAACACTGAGAACACAATCAATATAATGGCAACTAAACTTATATTATATCCGCAAACATTTAATGGAGAGCTTGACCCTATTTCTATAAGTGCAAATGAATTTATAGTTGATGGCAATACCTTTTCTACTTTAAATACAAGTGTTTCAAATACAGATAATGTTATTTCAACGAATTTTATTGTTACTACTTACCCACCAACTAATGCTAATCAGTGGTATAGGTATAGATTGACAACAACACCTCAAGCAGCTTATCCAACTGCCACTAGTGGCAATATGATACTGTCAACACAGGCTGCATTTTCAGCTTCTTTTGCATATCAAAGAATAACTAATTTGACAGTTGGACAAGCATATACAATTTTTGTCAAGCCTTTAACTTCAGCAACAGGAACTTTAGGCGCACAAGCTTATGATGGCTCTTCTGCACTTGGTCAAAATGCCATAGTAAACCCTACTTCATCTGATTTACTTACTTCTAATTTTTTAGCTACAAGTTCAAGCATTACTATTATAACTAGATTTTTTTCTGCTACTACTACTACCATAGAAATTGGTTATGTTTCTGTTTTGCCTGCTGGGCAAACTCCTAATATAAGCTTATCAAACGGACAAGTAATATGCGACCTGTATGAAGATGAGGATATACCCTTAACTTTAAGTGTAGATGATTTTAAAAATGCAGCCGAGCAAGTGCAGTCTTATTCTAAGGCTTTTAATTTACCTGCTACAAAAAGAAATAATCAAATATTTGATAATCTTTTTGAAGTAACAAGATCAGTTCAAGGTGTTACAGGTTTTAATCCTTATGCTAAGACTAGATGTGAATTAAAGCAAGATGGTTTTATTTTGTTTGAGGGTTATTTAAGAGTAATTGATATACAAGACAAAGAAGGTGAGATAAGTTATAATGTAAACTTGTATTCTGAAGTTATTGCCTTTGCAGATGTTTTAGGGGACAAAGATTTTAACTTAATAGACTTTTCAGAACTTAATCACGCTTATAATTATACAAATATAAAAAATTCTGCATCAGGTATATTAGCACTTGACAATCCACTACCAGCAGGTAGTTATGCAGGAACTGGCTCAACTACAAGCGTTTTAAGATACCCTTTTGTTGATTGGGAGCATTCTTATACAGTAGGATCAAATGACAAGCCTGTTTTGCCTGATATTGAAAGTTCATTTAGACCTTTTATAAAAATTACTTATTTACTAAGAAGAATTTTTGCTGATACAGGTTTGTTTACTTATACAAGTGATTTTATAGATAACAATCCTGAGTTTCAAAGATTATATATGGATTTTAATTGGGGAAGTAATGGCTTTCCTGCTGTTGAAGATAGATACTCTGCAAGTTGGAAAACAAACGACAATACACAAAATCCAGGAACAGGAGCGTTCATTCCTTTGAAGTTATCAACTAATGCTGCTTTAAGTTTATCAAATGCTAATCAACTGCCACCAAATTATGACGAAACTACAAACCTTATTACATCAACCACAACTCACGAAAGATACATTGTTTATTATCAATATAAAGTAACTGCTATTGATACAACAATAACACATAATATAGATTTTCAATGGATTCACACAGAATCAGGAGTTGCCTTACCTGCATTAAATCCTGTAACTGAATCAATTGCAGTAGGCGGTGGAACAAGAACTTATACAGGGTTTGTAGATGTAATATTAAAAAATATAGGAGATACCTTACAAGCACAATTTAAAACAGATACAGCAGCAGGACAGTTTAACTCTCCTTTTGGCACAAGAACTACTTTTGTCCAATCAGGTTTTGGAGCAACTTCAGCTTCTCTAAACGCTTTAAGAGGAGAATTAGGACAGTGGGAATTTATTAAAGGTATTATGACTATGTTTAATTTAGTTTCTATGCCTGATCCTGTAAACCCTAATAATATATTGATAGAGCCTTATAATGATATATTCTTAAACAATTCTGATAGTCAGCAATTAGATTGGACAGATAAAGTAGATGTATCAGAAATAAAACTAAACCCTTTGACTGACTTAAACAAAAAAACTTTATTTAAGTTTGTAGAAGATGATGACGATTATATCTTTAATGTTTACAAAAATTCTACTCAAGGGCATTTATACGGAAGTTTAATTTTTGATTCTACGCTTACAACAGGCGGTCTTTCAAGCGTCTTAGATGGCGAAGAAGAAATAGAAGCTGAACCTTTTGCAGCAACAATAAGCAAACCATTAATGGATCAATTTTATGACTTTATAGTTCCTAGTATTTATTCTTATAATTCTAGTGATGGAACTTCACAAGGTTTTGACAATAGTCCTAGAATAATGTATCATATAGGAACAAGAGGGGCAGTAGGTTCTGGATTAGATTTTGTTTCAACAGTATTTAAAGTTCAAGCACAAAACGGCTCTCCAGGAGATGATTTTGAAGATGAGTTTTTGCAGTTCTGTCATTTAACAGATGTGCCAACAGTAGTAAGTAACCCTCCTGATCCTGATGATACAATAGATTTTCATTTTGGAGAATGTCAGTTACTACAAGAGATGGGAACACCAACTCCAAATAATTTATTTAATATGTATTGGCGACCTTATTTTAATGAGTTATATGATCCTGATACAAGAACTATGACTTTAAAAGTAAACCTAAGTCCTGGCGATATAAATACATTTAGGTTTTTCGATACTGTATTCATAAAAAATAGAGAATTTAGGGTAAATAAGATTGATTACAAGCCAAATGATTTAGCAACAGTAGAATTTATACTTATACCATAATGACAACAGATTTTTTAAAAGGATATACAATAAAACCTGCAACAGTAAACACTTCAGGTGTAGTTCAGTTTACAGATGGCACTAATATAGTGATACCTAATCAAAGGCAATGCGAAGCTTATGGCTACACATATAACTCAATAACAGGAAGTTGTGAAGCTTTTAATTTTAGCTCTACGTTGCAACAAAATATGGGAAGAGTTAAGAATAATATACAAGGAGCAGGTAATCAAATAGGAACAGGAACGAACAACACTTACATAATGGGAGAAGATAATACTGTTCAAGGATTGTCAGCTAATAACATTATAACAGGAACTAACAACTATATTAATAGTGGTGTTAGTAATGCTTGTGTTTATGGAAGGTTAGGAGAATCAACGGCAGATAATTCAATAGTATTAGGTGGTAATGCTCCTACTGATATATTAGGAGAAAGACAAAGCATACATCTTTTATATGGTGTTCAAAGTCTAAACGGCTCTACAATAAATAGTTATTTAAACAATATAGAAGATAGCTTTTTTACTATTCCTGATAATACTATATTTTATTTTCACGCTGATACAGTAGCTGTAAGAGTAGCTGGTTCAGGAGAAGGATCAGTTGGCGATTTTGCTGCTTGGGTAGAAAGAGGTGTGGTTGTTCAAATTGCAGAATCAGTAACAGTAAGTAGAGAAAGAGATTTAATTAAAAGCTCAGGTAGTGTTTCTAATTGGCGACCTGCGGCAAATTTTACAGGAACAAACTTTAGAATAACAGTTAGAGGAGATGCAGACCAAACAGTAGAGTGGTGTAGTAACATAAGAATTACACAAATTAAAACAAGACTATAAAATTTAAGATATGGCAAAAGAAGTATTAGAATTAGAAGTTAAATCGAACATAAAGTCTGTTGCAAAAGACCAAAAGGCTTGGAATAAAGAACTTGAAACAACAAAAGAAAATATAGAAGATGTAAACGAAGAAGGAAAAGAGGTAGTTGCAGAGATGCAAATTCTAGGTCTTTCTATTAATGGTCTTAAAACAGCTTGGGCTTCTGCTGCTAAAGGTGCTAAGTTTATGTTTCGTTCTGTTAAAATGGGGCTTATATCAACAGGTATTGGTGCTTTTGTTGTAGCCTTAGGAACGATAGCGACTTGGTTTGCAACGACTAAAAAAGGAGCTGAACTTTTAGAAGTTGCTATGGCAGGTTTTGGGGCTGCTCTTAGTGTTATTGTTGATAGAGTTGCAAAATTTGGTGGTGGTTTGTTGAAACTTATAACAAATACTGAAGGCGGTTTAAAAGAAATGGGCGACAGCTTTAAAAACATAGGTAAAGAAATAGCAGCAGACACTATATTAACTATGGCTTTGACAAAGCAAAATCAAAAGCTTATTGATAGTCAAAGAGCATTAAACGTAGAAACCGCACAAAGAAGAGCTGATATTGAAGAATTAAAATTAATAGCAGAAGATACTACAAAAACTGAAGCCGAAAGACTTAAAGCAGCAGAGAAAGCTTTTAAAATTGAAAATGATTTGCTAGAAAGAAATATTCATAACGCAACTGAAGCAGTAAGACTTGAAAAAATAAGACATAGCACAATCACAAAAGAAGCAGAGGATTTAGATGCTCTTGCTCAGCTTGAAATAACTTTAGCAAATATTAGGGGAGAGTCTACTACTAAACAAATAGAGCTAAACAATAAAATAAACTCAATAAAACAAGAAGGGGCAGCTAAAGAGTTAGAAGCTTTAAACGAGCTAAAAGCTGCTGATGCAGAAAGAATGGGAACGCTTACTTTAATGCCTGCTTTAGTTACTGAAACAAACAATGAAATTGCACAAGCTGATAATTCCGCTTTAGACACTTACTTGAATACAAATAAAACAAAGAAAAAGTCAGATGAAGATGTAGAAAATGCAAAAAAAGAAATAGCTAAAAAAGGACTTCAATTAATAACTGCTATAGCAGGGGAAGGTTCAGCTATTGGTAAAGCTGCCGCTATTGCATCTGTTACAATGTCAGGAGTAGAATCAGTTCAAAATGCTTTTACTACTGCACAAGGTTCTCCAGCAACAATAGCTTTTCCTGCCTACCCTTTCGTTCAAGCAGGGATAGCAGGGGCCTTTAGTGCAGTTCAATTACAGAAGATTATGAGTGGCGGTAAGCCAGGAGGAGGAGGAGGAGGTGGTGGTCGTGCAGCAGCAACCCCTGCTCCACAAATGATGTCAGGTCAATTTGAATTAGGTGGGGGTATTAAGCCTGAACCTGTCAAAGCATTTGTAGTTACAGATGAAATGACAAATAGCCAAGACCAGTTAGCAAACATAAGACGTAGAGCTACAATATAAAAATCAAATAAATATTAATTAAATCTATTATATAATATGCCGTGTAAAGAATGTAAAGATGGAAAGGTAAAATGGGGAGAATCAGGAGAATGTAAATATGATTCTATCGCTGAATGTGAAGCAGCAAATAAAGACTATTACGAAAAGACTACTTCTATTGTAGAATTGGTTATTGATGATGATAGTCAGGAACTTGCTATTGATGCTATTAGTTTAGTATCAGCACCTGCAATTGAGCAAGACTTTGTTTATTTTGGAAAAGAAAAGAATAACTTAACATTCGCAAAGGTAGATGAAGAAAAGAGAATGTTAGTTAGCCCTGCTTTAATACCTAATAAGCAAATATTTAGATATGATCCTAACACCGATTCAGAATACTATGTTTACTTTAGCCCTGATACAGTTAGAAAAGCATCTGAGTTGTATTTAAAACATAACAATCATCACAAAGCTACTCACGAGCATAATGAAAGAGTATCAGGAGTTTTAACAACTGAAAGCTGGATAATCCAAGATCCTAAAATGGATAAGTCAAGACTTTATGGCTACAATTTACCAAAAGGAACGTGGATGGTTTCTATGAAAATAAATAATTCTGATTTATGGAACAAGATAAAAGATGGCTCTTTGAAAGGACTTTCAATTGAAGGTTATTTTTCAGACAAAATGGAAAAGATGTCAGAAAAAGCACCAACTGATGAGGAAATATTAAAAGCTCTTAACGAGATAATAAACGAAAATCAAACAAAGTAATTAACTTTCTATTATATTAAAAAAGAACCTATGGACTTAAAAGAACAAATATTAGTAGCACTTGGCTTAAACAAAGCCGAAGAAGAAATCAAATTAGCTTGGCAATCTAAAGGCGAAGATGGAACTATATATGTTTCAACTGCTGAAGAATTAGAATCAGGTGTAGATGTTTCTGTATTAACAGAAGATGGCACTACAATTCCTTTGCCTGTTGGAACTTACAAAACTGAAGATGGTGTTAGCTTTAGAGTTGAAGAGGAAGGAGTAGTTTCTGAAGTTATGGAATCTGAAACTGAAGAGGAAGTTGAAGCTGATTATGAAGATAAAGAAGAAATGGCAGAAGCAGTAGAATTTAAGTTCCCTGAATCAGAAGCAGAAAAAGCAGATTGGGCTAAGTCTTATGAAGAAATGAAAGACAAAGTAGACAACTTAATGGATGCTATTGCGGATATTAAGGAAAGAATGGGGGAAGGGGATTCAGAAGTAGAAGAAATGGCAGAAGAAGTAGTAGAAGAAACTACTGAACCATCTGCAAATCCAAAAACAATAACCACTAAAGAAGTAGTAGAATTTTCAGCAGAAGAAGAATTAGAAAAACTTAAAGCTGAGAATGAAAAACTAAAAACGGAATTAGCAGCAAGTCCTGCTGATAGTCCAATAATCACAAATAAATTTTCTTCTCAAAACGAAAGACCATTTGCTGCAAAAGAATTAAGCAAAATGTCTAAGCAAGAAAGATTTTTATATAACTTAAATAAATAATAACAAAAAAATAAAAAATTATGGCATTCGGAGTAACGAGTAACTATGCAGGGAAAGCGGCAGGATTTTATATCAATGCAGCCCTCAAAGAAGCAACATCATTGGACTTTTTAACAATGATAGAAAACATCAAATTTAAGAGTAATATCCAAAAATACTCAAATTCAGGTTTAATAGTAGCAGCAGCGTGTGATTTTTCTTCACAAGGTAATCTTACAGGAACTGAAGCAGTATTACAACCAACTAACCTAATGGTAAACCTAGACATTTGCAAACAAGAACTTTTAGATTCTTGGGAAGCATTACAAATGAGAGCAGGAGCAGGAGCACCACCACCAGCATCTTTTGATGACTATGTAATCTCTTATATGGGAGAAATTATAGCAGACGGAATTGAAGGTATGGTATGGGCAGGAGCAGGAACGGCAGCTTCTTTTAACGGATTTTGCACAACTACAACAGGAGTTTTAGCAGCTAATGCTGATGTAACTGATGTTGCAACAGTTGGTGGTGCAGGTTCAGCTATTATTGCAGGAAACGTAATTGAAAACTTGCAAAATACAGTAGCAGCTATTCCTAGTGCAGTTTATCCAAAAGAAGATTTATACTTATATGTAAGTCCTGCAACTTGGAGATTATACATTCAAGCAGTTTCAGCTTTAACTTCATTCCCTTATGCAAATATGAATGAAGATTATACTAAAGTATTTGAAGGAATTAAATTAGCCGTTTGTCCAGGAATGACTAATGATACAATTGTAGCGGCTCAGAAATCTAACATGTTCTTCGGGACGGATCTTATCTCTGATGCTACTAGAATACAATTGATGGATATGGCTCAATTAGATGGTTCGGACAATATGAGAATGGTAGCACGATTCTCAGGAGG